GGGCTTATACTTGGCGGTTTGCATTCCCCGTGAAATATGCTTATCCCAAATCCATTCACATTTATATTCTTCCAAATTTGATTGTATAAGCTTAGAAGTGAATGGTTGTTGTGAAAACAACACGGTGGGAGTTTTATCTTTCCTAATTCTTTTCAACTCTTTCCACATTTGATCCAGATCAATGATTGAATCCCATGAAGTTGCATACTTCATTTTCTCATATGGGGGATCAGCTAGAATCAAATCAACAGAATTGCTTGGAAGCTTTTTAAGGACTTCCAAGCAATCTCCATGAAACAGGTGAATACCTTTTTCAATCTGCATCTAATTCATCATCCTCTTCCAATGCAATGAGATCATCATCTTCAGGTGAAGAACCATACGCCCAATTGATTTTGATGCGCTTCTCAAGTTCAGGTAGCAATTTCTTTTCCCATAGATCAATGTCCTTCGACCACGTTTTATATTTACCGATTTTATTCTTCTCCCAATCGCTGTATGTTTGACCGTCCAATGAGACAACCCCCATACCTTTCATGATATCCAGAAGACCGAAATACTTGTCCAGACCCTTACTGAATGAGAGATAAACCTTACCTTCCAGATATTGTTTGGCAAAACGGTTCTTGGTGATCAGAGCGTGTAGCACGACACCAGAGTAATTCTTCTGGGAAGCGGAAAGCTTATCAACAACTTGTGTGTTTTTCTCATCTCTTACCAATTCTCTGGCAAGCTGCACATTCACTGATGGAAGATAAACAGCGGACTTACCACCTGACATATTCTTCTCCAGAGATGGATACTTTTGGCTGGGATCATCATACACATGGTTGGTGATGATAATGGGAGTCTTCGTAAGTGTTCCCATATTGGTGCATGTCTTCAACAGACTCTTCACAGATTTAGCAAAAGTTCCCATGTCAGCAGAAGTGGAATCCTTATCCATTCTCTTCAATTCCATCTCAGAATTGAGATTCGCCAGAGAGTCGATGATGATAATGAATTTACCGTTCTGTTTCTTCTCCCTAACGCTAGTTAGGAACTTGAAAATAGCATTTCTAGTCTGTTCTGCCGATTCACATCCCACATACTTGACCTTGGTGGTATCCAATCCAAAGTTCTTGGCAGTCTCAGGATCAATGGCACCCTCTGAATCGAAAATGACGGGGATCATACCTTTTTTCTGAGCGTTTGCGGCAATCTGCAATGCGAAGAATGATTTTCCACACATAGAAGGACCTGCAAATTGCACCAACCGTCCCTTGGGGACACCACCATACAACGAACCGGAAATCAGGGCATTTAACACCATGCTCCCCGTGTCAATCCAATCATCCACAGATGACAGGGTGGATTCACTCAAGAAGGATGCATAAGGCACAACATCATCCAATGCTTTCAGGGAGGCGAATAATTCTTTATCAATGTCTTTTGACATATTTTACAGAGAATCGATACTTACGATTTTGGGTGAACTTGAAGGAGCAGCTTGGGGTTCCACTGGAGGAGTATTGATCCTCTCGTATTGAATAAGAATCCTATCATCCAGAACGACATCACTTGTGGTGATATTAGTCTTTTGATAAGTCCAATTGTTTTGTCCACGGAATTCCTTGTCGATGAATTCAAAGAAGAATACAGGGAAGCTCTGAACTTGAATCTGTCCGCTTTGTTCGGGCTGGACAAACACAATAACTGGATTGTGAAGTGTCAGGGTGGTATCGGTTTCGTTCACCAGCTTGCCGATGATGTTACGACCAATGTTATCAATTATTACGATGTGCTTGTTTTCTTTCATATGTGTAAATTTAATGTATTATCTGGCATTGTCAAGATAATCTTTTTGTTGTTTCAATTTTTTTCTAAATGATCCTCCAATATTATTAATTCTCTTAGCCAGATTATGGTAATAATCCGAACGATCCTTAATGATATGTCTCACAATTTCCAACTTAGGATTGGGAAACGGAACGTCATGGTTGGAATCGTTTAAAAGATTGATCAGATTGTCAATGATTCGGTCTTCTGCGTCAGAAAGACCCTTATTATAAGCTGATTGAATTTGCTGGTTCATTTTCTTTAGAGAAATGTGCAGGGTTTATCATCATTCTCGCTGGACTTCCTCCTGCTTATTCCAGATCAGATGGGAATTACCCATCAGCCATTTTTATACACCCTCAACGAATGTATAGAGTTCTTTGGCACGTTTAATAACGTCTGCTGGTTTCGGAAGAAGATTGGTGATAATATTTTCGTCAATTTTTTCTTCAGTCCAACCATCCTCGCCAATCATTTTCATTTTGGCGTTGTGTAACTTCTGATGGTAAATTTCCATCAAGTCATTGTGTGCGATGCTCAATACTTCGAGCCTTATCTCGTATGCGTTTTTGTTTTGTGTGTTCATATGTGTAATATCAGGGTTTTGTGCCTGATGAGTATATTTAGCATATTTACAGGCGAATGCAAGTATTATTTTGAATAATCTTTTGGATGCTTTGCTTGAATATAAACTTCTCCATATGCTTCAAGAGTTCCTGTGATCATTTGAAATTCTTTTTGTGAAATAGAATCTAAGTCTTTAAGTTTATCATAAGCTTCTTTATATTTCTCTTTAAAATGAGATTCTTTATCTTCTTTTTTAGCTTTTCGTAAAGCATCAGCATACGGTTTCACTTTACCAGCAAAGTGATAAGCTGTTAAAATGGCGAAAGAGCCTTTTTTTCTAGCTGTTTCTTCTATTTTACTTGCACCTTCCGCTCTTTTCTCAACAAAAGTAGGGAAAAGAGTATCAACGAGTTCGTTTAAAAGTTTTTCAAATAAAGTTGTAAATTCCATTTAATTATTTAGTGTATATCAGCAGCCAAACAAATCTTCCAGTTCAACAGTGAGATTTTCTGATGGTTTTCTCAATTTCCAACCAACTGCTTTATAGAATCTCTCAATTGCAGCATGGAATACCTTACTAAACATTTTTTCAAAGTCAACCGTGAAGATGTTATCAAATTCTTCCGGCCAATCCCCCTTGAATCCGATCATATCCAGATTGTATTTGTTGGGCTTCTTAACATACACCATGCGAACCTTGTCTCCCGATTTGAATTTCTCATATTTGGAACCCCATCCATTCCGTTCCATAATCATATCATGGAAATAAGCGGCTTTCAAATGGGATGGCATACCTTTCACGGTGTTCATGCCGTCACACCTTGCGGAATATTCTGCAAAATTATTCATACTGGAAATCTTGGAAATCTCCGCAATGGATAAGTTCTTGAATTCATCATATGCAGCATTGAACATATCGTTAGTTTCCTTCAAGGATCGTGTCATGATCATGTGTTCAATGACTTTCTTGACATAAGGCTTGACCTTCTTGGGCATTGTGGTTTTCACGACATCGACCCCCCGATACTTGAACTTGTCCACCTTTGTCCCCTCATCATCCAGAACATGGAGGACATAATATTTCTTACCAATGAAAATTCCACTATCGCAGATGGTTTCCCGCTTAAACACGAAACGTGGATCAGTGCTTCTCAAGGCTTTTTTTGCCCAATCAGTGATTCGTTCATTGATATAATTTTCAATATCTTCACACAATTCATAAAATTCATTGGATTTAGCATCCATGCCAAACATTTTCAAGGAAACGAAGAAACTGTCCGTATCACCGTAAACACAACTTTGTTGCAATAAGGATTCTGGTAAATCTGGTAAGTTCTCTCTCACATAATCCTGAAACAGATCATTACTCTTCTTGATTACCGCTTGTCCCGTCAGCGTCACCGATGTTCCAATATCCTCATCTCCAAGGGGAGCATATTTGTTGAGCATATATCCATACAGGGAATTGAGGTGAATTTTGTAAGCGTATTGAATGCTATCAAATTTCTGTTCTCCTTCTTTATCCCCGTTCTTACGGCATTCCATCATTTTACTCTTCATCTCCTTACGCTTGGTGTAAAGATTGTCTAGGAATTCGGGAACCAGTCCGCGTTTCTTTTGAGAAAATAGAAATCCAGCCTTGGTTAAAGCCGCTTGTTCCTCATTAATGAATTTCTTGAAGTTCTCCGGTGTCATTTCAAACAACCTACCAGAGACATGATGGATTTTCACCTTATCCCCATCCTTCTCAACTCTCCCAATTTTCGTTTCAGGAGAGAGATTTAGAGAAATCATTACGGATGGATACAGAGAGTTTGCATCAAACGATACGATGTTCTCCGCAAACCCAATTTTCGGCTCTGCCACATAGCCACCGGGAGCGCGGAAGTCCGTCACGGGACGAATGAACGTGGGAATATATTCTCCCCGCATACGGGCGCGTATGGCAATTGCCCCATTCATCGCTGGAAGTGTTCTGATTGCGCTTTCCAAATCACATAATCCGGTGTATGCAAGGAATCGGATGAGATTGATATATCCCTTTTTCTGGTCAAGACCCACGACGATTTCCACATCACGTATGCAATAATCTGAAAAAGTATGCCAATCATTTTTAGCCAACTCCCATAGATTACCTTCGTGAGCTACCTTATTAATTCCCAACTCAACCTCCCCGATATTATCCAGTTTATACGATTCCTGTTTCTCCAGATTAAACTTCTGATAAATCACGTAATAATCAAGAATTGAAAGCCCTTCAATCACATATTCTTTGGAAGGCATTCCAAATTTACCATTTGGATTGGTTTTTTCGTAAATTCTACCTGTGGGGGACAGCTTATCAGCCCACTCCTTTCCCAATTGGAAAGTAATTCGATTTACAAGATAAGGAACGTCGAATGCTGC